TGTTAATGCTAATCCAATTTGGAGTACAGCTAGTGGTACTATTGGTGGTGGCTTTCAAGGTGACAGTATAAACTTTTCTGTTTCAGCTTCAGACCCAGAGGGTGTGACAGTTTCTTATTCTGAAACAACATCAGTTTTATCTGGTGTAGGATTATCATTAAATAGTTCTACTGGTGCAATAACTGGTACACTTCCTAATGTTGGCTCTGGCACAACTTACACATTTACAATTAGAGCAACAGCAGGTTCACAAACTTCTGATAGACAATTTTCAATTTACAATGCAGGTACAGGAACAACAACTTTCTATACTGCTGATACAACTCTAAACACTACATTTCCACGTTCAATCAAAGCATACGTCATTGGTGGTGGAGGTGGAGGTGCAGGAGAATTAAACGAGGGTTCAATCGGTTCAGCAGGTGGAGGTGGTGGAGGTATGGCTTACAAAGTTTATTCTTCTGTTCCAGTTGGTAGTTATTCAATTCAAGTAGGTGACGCAGGTCTTGGTGGTTATGCTACAGGAAATTCAGACGAACACGGCACAACAGGTGGAACATCAAGTTTCTCTGGTACAGGTATTAGTACAATCCAAGCTACAGGTGGTGGTGGTGGTACAGACAGTGATAATGCTTCTAATTCAGACGGAGTTGGAGGTGCAGGAGGTGTTGGTACTGGTGGTGATGTAAACGGCACAGGTGGTCAAGGTGGTCGTGGTACTCATAACGCAGGTAATAGAAGTGGAGGTGACGCTTCTTCTTCATCAAACGGTGGTGCAGGAGGAGGTGGAGGAGGAACAGATAGTTCTTCTAACGGTAATTATAGAGGTGGTGACGGTAGTAATGGTTCTTCAACTTACTTCACAGGCGGTGGAGGAGGTGGAGGTTGTGACGGTGACGGTCAAAACATTTCAGCTTCACAGCAAGGTGATGGTGGTTCAGGTTATTCTTCTGGTGGTCAAGGTGGTGGACAATCACAACCTGCTACAGCAGGAAGTGATACTTCAAATACAAGTTCTGGTGGTGCAACAGCTCACTTAACAGGTTCAAGAAATAACAACGGAGGTGGAGGTGGTGCTTTCGGTGGAGGTGGAGGTGGCTCTGGTTCTGCTGACGGTGGACAAATTTCTGGTGGTAATGGTGGCAGAGGTGCTGTCGTATTGATAATGTAATATGGCTAGAAAAAAAATTACTGCTAAAGAGTTTGTTGAACAAGCTACAGGCGTAAGACTTTCTGCACACGAAAAATTATGTGCTGAAAGAATGAAAACTTTGAATGATAGTATTAATGAATTAAAAAGAGAAGTTAA